CGACCCTCATTACGCATTAGGCGCTTACGATCAGTTGATTGAGGTCTCTGCTGGTGGCATAGTTGACGACATAACGCCGACAGGGTTCACAACAGGTTACAACGATGCACAAGAGAATATCGCATACGGTGGCAAGCCTTTTGGTACAGGCGCTTACGGCGTTACACGGCCCAACGATGGCCTTTTACTTGAGGCCACAACGTGGTCTTTGGACAACTGGGGTGAGTACCTTGTTGGATGCTCAAACCATGACGGCAAGCTGTATGAATGGCAGTTGACCGGCATAGCGGCGCAGATCGCCAACGCGCCAACTCAGTGCAAAGGCCTGATTGTTACTGAAGAACGATTCTTATTTGCGCTTGGGGCTGGTGGCAATCCTCGCAAGGTTCAATGGTGCGACAGGGAAAGCGTTACAGACTGGACACCAGCAGCCACAAACGAAGCTGGTGACTTTGAGTTGCAAACTTCAGGCGAGTTAATGCTAGGCCTGCGTATGCGTGGTCGTACACTGCTTGTGACGACTCAGGACGCTCATGTGGCGGCATACGCTGGCCCACCTACTGTGTATGGTTTTGAGCGTGTTGGAACGTCTTGCGGGGCCGCATCTCGGAAGTGCGGAGTAGCGGTAGGCGAAGGCGCATTTTGGATGAGCCGCGAGAACTTCTTTTATTTTAATGGCTCAGTCGTCCAGCCATTGGTTTGTGAAGTTGCAGATTATGTGTTTAAAGACATAAACCGCCAGCAGGTAAGTAAAGTTAACGCTGTCCATAATGGCCAATTTGATGAAATATGGTGGTTCTACCCGTCTGAAGGCAGCTTGGAAAATGACAGCTATGTTGTTTACGACTACAAGCAAAACACATGGGCTGTTGGCGAAATTAGCCGTACATCGGGTTTTGACATTGGTGTGTTGCGTACCCCTGTTTGGTTTGACGCAGATGGCAACGCCTACAACCATGAGATTGGCCACGATCTACACGGAAACGTGGCATTCGCTGAGTCTGGGCCGGTAAACATTGGGGCTGGCGACAACGTAATGCACGTTACTCAGATCATTCCTGACGAGCAAACACAGGGCGAGGTTACCGTAAAGCTAAAGTCTAGGTTCTACCCTAACGACACTGAGCGTGAGTACGGCCCTTTTACGATGAGCGCGCCAACAAGTGTTCGCGTTACTGGGCGGCAAGTACGCATGCGTATTGAGGGTGAAAACTTGAAGGACTGGCGTGCAGGGGTAATGCGTGTTGATGTAACACAGGGCGGCAAGAGATGAGGATACCGCCACCGCCACTTGGCCCTACTTGGGGTGCTTGGGGTGAGCGTTTGGTGTTGTATCTAACAAAAGTGCGCACCCTTTTGTCGACTCGACTACCGTCTGATAGCCCATCTGAGAATGGTGTTTTACTATGGGATAGAGCAGGCTACCCCGTAATATCAAAGAACAACGAGTTTCGTCAGATTGTTTTAGCAGACGGCTACGCTTCACTTGCAAGGGCAACAAGCCAAACGGCGGCTTCTACCAATACAGCATACGCAATTGGCTGGGATACACCAACTGTCAATGACGGCATATCTCTTGACCCTGCGGACAACACCAAGATTGTCTTTGAGGAAGATGGCATTTATATGCTTTCTTTTGCTGTTGAGCTGTTGTCTAATTCATCAAGCGCAAAAAATGGTTGGTTTTGGCCAAGAATAAACGGAGCTGATGTTAGCGGTTCAACCATTATAATTACGATGTCCAGCAATACTCACTTTATCGTAATGAGCAGGGTGGCTGTTTTCCCAATGACGGCTGGTTCGCATTTGCAAGCAATGTGGGCAGTAGATGACACAAACTTGTGGCTTCACGCCTCTGCCGCGACTGCGTTTGCTCCTGCCTCATCTTCTTGTTCGCTGGCTATAACTAGGCTACGCCAATGACAGAACCTACTCTTGATGACGAGCTTGAAAGGTGCAGGCTTTGGATTGAGTCAGCCTTGGCTTTATCTGGTGGTACACACCTATTCCAAGATGTAGTTGATTCTGTTAAGATTGGCACAATGCAATTTTGGAATGCGTCAGACGGTTGCATGGTTACTGAAATACTGGAATACCCACGCAAAAAAGTATTCCACATATTCTTGGCTGGTGGTAATTTAGATCAGATACGCGATTTCAGCGATTCTGCTATTTACTTTGCCAAATTAAACGGCTGTACAGCGATGACGCTTGCTGGCCGTAAGGGTTGGGTCAAGGCCTTAAAACAACTTGGCTGGTCAGAGAAGTTCACAACAGTGAGCGTGGAGATTTAATATGAGCGGTGGCGGCGGCAAAGGCGGTTCTAATACATCCGCACAATCAATTCCTGAGTGGGTTTCAGGCCCAGCACAAGAGAACTTGGCTCAGGCTCGTGTGGCTGGTCAGATCGGCTACATGCCTTACTACGGCCCTGAAGTAGCTGGGCTAAGTCCAATGCAACAGCAGTCCATGCAAAACACTCACAGTGGCTTGCAGGCCTTTGGCTTGGCTCCAGAAGGTCAGTACCAGAGCGGTCTACCTCCAGCTCAGACATTTGCTGGTGGTGTTCAGGGTTACTCGTCTGGCAACCTGTTTGACCAAGCGGTGGCTGAGTTGGCATTGCGTCAACCAGAGATCGCGGCTCAATACAAGAAGTTCTACAGCCAACCTGATGCACCTCCACCTCCACCTGCTGCCGCTCCCGGCATATTAGGCATGAGTGGCGGCTCGGGCGGTTATGACGGTGGGCCAAGTGGTTATGACGGCGGAACGTTCGGCGGATATGGTGGCCAAGACGGTTCCGGCGTAAGTCCCGGCGGTGGCAATGCTGCTGGCGGTTTTGGCGTTGGTGGCTGGTAGATTAAGGAATAAGATTATGGCTGGATCAGGTTTACCACGAGATGGCGCTATGCCAATTCAGAATGCAATGTATCGTCCACCGAATTTAACGCCAGACCCTAATGCAATGATGACGGCTCAACCTGCAATGCAACAGCCAATGCAACCAGCAGTGCAACAGCAACCAATGGCGCAACAACCAAATATTTTTGGGGCGGCATCTCAGGGCATTAATCAAGGCATTACAACTGCTGGCATGGAGACCATGTACCGTCCAGCCACTATTGCTGGCACGGACTTAACGCAGTACACCAACCCCTACGAGAATCAGGTTGTCAACCAGAGCTTGCAGGACTTGGAGCGTGCGCGTCAGATGCAGGCTAACCAGCTAGGCGCTCAAGCGTCAAGTGCGGGTGCTTTTGGTGGCTCACGTCAGGCGCTGATGGAGTCAGAGCTTGGCCGTAACTTCTTAGACCAGTCTGCACGCACTTCTAGCGGCTTGCGTCAGACCGGCTACAACAACGCTATGACGGCGGCCCAGTCAGACATAAGCATGGGCTTGCAAGGTTCACAGAATCGCTTGAATGCGGCCAATCAGCTTGGTGGGTTGTCCAATCTAGGCTTTGGCATGGGTATGGATTTAAACCAGCAGGCGGCACAGCAGGGTGGTATAGAGCAGGGCATCAATCAGTTATTGCTGGATGCGGCTAAGAACCAGTACGCTGGATACACTGGTGCGCCAACTCAGTCTTTGGGCTACATGAACAATGCAATGGGTGTCACACCTACACCGACCACGACAACCGAGACAAAAAACCCCGGCTTGTTTGACTACCTGACTCTTGGTGCGCAGACTTATGGCGCAGTTAAGTCAGACGTGAACTTAAAAGATGACATTGTAAAAGTGGGTGAGCTTAACGACAAAGTTGGGCTGTACAAGTGGAAGTGGAACAGCATCGCGAAGAAGCTGGGCATCAACACGCCTGAGTATGGCGTGCTGGCTCAAGAGGTTGAGCGCGTATTGCCAGGGGCCGTATCAATTGATTACGATGGCTTTAAACAGGTTCGTTACGACATGGTTTTAAAAGCATTTGCTTAGGGTTTAAAGATGGCAACACAACGTTTACTTCCAGCTTTGCAGAATGGCTTGTTAGGCCTTTTGCAGGGTTCGCCTGCACAAAATCAAGGTGTGGCAGAAATTCAGGCCACACAGATGCCGCAACAAGCGCCATTACCCACTGGTTCAATGAGCGATCAAACCCCATTTACGCCTTTTGAACCAATGAAGTCTGGTGGCGGCAGATTCGTAGCTGAGGCCGAAGAAAATACGCCGTGGTACAAAGACCCAAATGTCTACAACCAGTTGGCACTTGGCTTCAACTCCATGCGCCTTAACCCAGATCAGGGGTTGGCTCAGGCGCTGAATCAACGCATCGAGCGTGCTGGGGAGATGAAGACAAGAAACATGACGGCAGAAAAGGTGTCTCTTGCCCTTAAAAACCAAGGTAGGTTTGAAGAGGCCGCGCTGGTTGAGGCCAACCCCGATATGGCTAAGACGGTTTTAAGCGCTATGTTTACAGGCGACCGTGCAAAGAGCTTCAAATTTGAAAGCGGCGCAGATTTGAACACAAGACTTGGCACAACAGTGTTTGATCCTAAAAAGCCTTACAAGTTGTCTAGCACTGGAGAAATTTCGGAAATTGGTGGTTCAGGCGCAACCATCACTAATACCAACAC